GGCACAGACGCAACATGCATACAGCCCACATTAGGTCTGGACACAGCGATGAATCATACTGGATGAAGTCGGAATCACAAAACATGTCCTTGTCAAAAGCGATCATGAATTTGTGCCAACCCCCGTGTTGTGGTGAAAACCCCGTTGCAACCGGAGTCGTGTTTGTTCTGAAAATTTTGTTTTGGCTCTCGAATAGAGAAATTCCCTTAATAACATGGCGCACAGGGGCGCAACTGAATATTCTCGGGCTTTTCCCTACTTTTCGAACCTCTCGTTTCCCATTTTCATCAAAAACAATTGCCTCGCAAATTTCCTCGTTCAGGTCTTTCTCGTAAGCCTGGTATGTTTTCTCCCAATCTGGTGCGAACACCACGTCCGCCTTGGTGTGCATTCCTGGTTTAAGTGTGTCTGGCGTTCCAGCCCCCTTAGATAAGTTGGTATTTAAGATTGCCTCCTCCATAGTCAAGATTCCTCCTACCTTGGTGAACTTCCCTCGGTAGTCCGCGATCCATAACGCAATCGCTCTTTCAAGAACAGCATAATCAATGTTGGTTTCTCGCGGCATATAGTTTTTGAGTTGGTCTTTCGTTGTCGCTCTACTTGGTCTGCACAAATTCCAGACATGTGGAATGGGCTGGTTGTCCTTTTCGTGTTGTTCCTTTAGAAATGAATTCTCTGTTGACTTACCCCCCTTGGAGTAGTCCCGAAATGTACTAACCTGTCCAACACAGTCTAAAAATGTGCCGTCTGACTTTTGTGAGTATTTTGTATTTACATATTGTGGGATTTTAAGACAGACGGCACCTACAAGTTTAAAGACTGCGTGATTGCAGCCCTGATGAGGTTTCCCTCAACAAACTCGTTGATGTGCGTTGAATTGTTTCCCTGGACATGCATCCCCATGCACATCCCCTTCTGTACCAGGGGTGTTCCCGAATCTCCTGGCGTTGTAGTGATGTTGTGAGCTACTTGATGCTTGAAAGCAGCTGCTGACAAAATTTGGCCACTTCCAAAACTCGCCTTCAGGCCGTTATTTTGGATTTGGTAAAACTTTGCCCCAATATTCGATCGTTTGTCGTTGACTGCGAAAGAGAGCTCTTTGATCCCAACCCTAACCCCCTTTGGTGGCACCCAAGGTGCCCACGATAAGTCCATGTCCGGTTGGTGCGACCACTTTAGTCCAAAGAAGTACTGTCCTGGAATAACAACATGTTTCCCACCATCAACTGGAATCCAAAGATCTCCCTCCCATTTGATAGGAACATTCTTGTCAATTGCACCCGCTGGCCCAACTGTCATCTCACGAAAGAAATGCTTCGGTCCCACTATCTTCTTGTTTGAAAAGAAAAAGTGAGAGATGAGATTATTGGTTGGGGCGACAAACACTGCTACTGTGTGGTCGAACGCTTCCTTTGTATTTGCTGTTGCCGTCTCAAACTTCTTCTCCTTCGAGTCATGGTGTGTTGCTGGCGCCTTGGTGATAGGTGGGTGTGAGAACCGACACTTGTTTCCAAACTTACAGTTGCTTTCTTTCCAATATTTACAAACGGTGTGAGCGTGTGGACACTTCGCATCGTTGCAAGGCTCGTTTCTGTTTTGTTTAGGACAATGTCCCTTCTTTCCCGCGACTTTTGCACTTTGCTCCAACATGCGCTTAGCTTGCCGTGCCACTTGTGACTGTTTCTTGTCATAGTTAGCGTTCAACTTACTAGTGCAATGGAGATCGTGTTCAGCGTTGACTCCTGGTGATACCATACGATGGCAATCAGAACATTTCTTCTTCTCAACTTTCATCTGCTCCAATTCCACTTGGCCAACATTACCATTGTATGGGCTCCTGCAATCCTTCAAATGAGATAGCGACTTCTCGACGGGTGAGACTTGCTGGGCACAGCCTTCACATTTGATTAGAGTCAAGTTAGGTGGTACAACAACCACCTTCGACTCAGCAGCCTTCCCCTCCAGGGCCACCCCAAATCGGTGCGCGTTAAGAACGTTTTCACAAGAGATTGCGTGCTGTTTTGATTTCACTTTTGGTGGCACACTCGCTAAGCAATTAGGGCAAAGAACCGCTGTGGGCTTGTCCTCAACACTAACTACCAAGTTTTCCTTTGTGGCTAGACCTGAATGAGTCTTGCACTTTCCCCCCTTAGTAGCTGCGATTTCAGGGCAACCAACCGTTGCACATGGAAAGCGTGGCCTGGCATGAATCTCCT